CTGCGGCCACAGGCGCAGCAGGTAAAGCGGCGTGGCCCCGCCCGTGATGCCGTTCAAAGGTTCGATCCACCAGCGCTCCGGCTCGCCGACTTCCAGAGCCAGCACATCCTCGGGCCGCTGGTGCTCAGGACGGCCATGCAGCAATTCCTTGGCTCCCGTCTCCCAGACCAGCGTCACCTCGCCGTCCACGGCATCCTCCAGGCTGCCCAGCAGGATGGCATCCGCCCGCACTTCGAGCGTCGTGCTACCCGTGGCACCTTCATGAGCAAAAAGCAGCGTGTTCAGCGCCTGGAGGCGGTTGTAGCGGCTGCTGTCATTCCCCACCACGACCGTGCGACCGAGAAAGTTCGCCTGCTCGTCCCAGGCAACAGTGAATCCTTTGCTTGCTGCCGTCGCCCCGATGGTCTTGGACTGCGCCGCTCCCAGCCGCTCCGTCTTGGCCTCGGTCTTGCGCAGGTCCGGCAGCAGATCCACAAACTCCGCCAGACCGGCGTTCGCCGCACGCACCAAGGCCGCCTGCTGCAACGCGCTCATGGCCGACGGAACCTTCGAGAGGTTCTGGGACATTTGCGTGAACAGTTGGGCGATGGTCATGAGGAGCAACAGGAGCATGGCAGGGTTACTTGGCCGCAGGGGGCGGCGTGACTTTTTTGGGAGCCGGGGCATTCCGCGCCGCTTTGGCCGCACGTTTAGCGGCCTGGGCCTTCATCACTGTGTTGCGGATGTTCGCCGGATCGACGGCAGGCGGGGAGGGTTGCGCCACCGGCTCTTGTGGAGCCGGGGCGCTTTCCTCAACCAACATCGGACTCGCCCCCGAGTCCTCAGCCAGAGATTCGTCTGGCTCGTCGATAGCCGGAGCTTTGTCAACGAGCACCCCGGGACAGGCCGCTCGGGCTTCGTCCTCAGAGGCAAAAGGAATGACCAGAGAGACATCAGACTCCCAGGCTTGCGACGCGCCCATATAACAGGCCTCGTCGCCTTCGTAGTTCACCAGCACAAAGCCGTCGCCAGACGGTTCCAGGGTGACTTTGGGCAGGTCAATGACCGGCGCAGGTTTGGCGGCACGCAAAGGTTTTGCCGCCGGTGCCTCGACAGGCGCAGACTCCGCCACCTCGACCTCGACGAGCTTGGCGATGGGCTGCACTCCATACAGACCTTTGCCTTCCCCGAGCAGTTTCGGAGCCACACGGTTGAATTCATCGACGGACAAAGCCCGGCCTTCATATGCCAGCACGTTGTCATGCTCCGGGCAGCGCCGGAAGTCCCGCACACGCGCCACACTGCGCGATAATGACGGGGGAAAGTGAATGAGGCCAAGGACTTGCTTCATAAAAAAGGGGCAGGGAAAAGAGGGAGGAGGAAGAGAGAAAAAAGGGGGCAAAGTGGGGAACCCGAAGGCTCCCCACCTTGCCGAGGGATTAGGCATCAATGATGCCCGGATAGAAGATCGCGTGTTTGATCACCGCGATGGCCGGCTTGTTCCCGCGAGTGTCCTCGCGGAGGCACTGCCCGAAGACGCTCTCGATGTAGCGCTCCTGGACGAAGTTTCCGTTCTTGCTGTCTTCCTGGCGCTGGTTGCGCACCGAGCCGTAGCCGCGATACGCCGCTTGGCGGTAGAGGAAGAGTGTGGCACCGAGGGAGACACCCGCTGCGTTGCACAGCGTCACCAGCGAGCCTTCACCGTGCGTCACGGTGTGCTTGTTGGCATCCCACGTCACCTGGCCCACCGTCTGGTAGCGCTGACCGGAGTCGGTGGCACCCAGACGAGCGGAGGTCGTCATGATGTTGCCATCGTTGGTCGTGATTTCGTAGATGCACCACTTGCCAGGGTCCGTGGCCGCGTTGGGCGGATTGGTGATGCGGACGTAGAACACGTTCGCCGTTGCCGCGTCCTCACCCAGGGCCGTGAGGTCCCAGCAGATTTCGGACGTGGCAGACAGGGTGTCTGCCGTGCGGGTGCCCTGACCTGGACGCCAGCGGAAGGCAAATTTGGGGAAGTATTTGAAATACTTCTTCTTGGTCTTGGCTGCCGAGGTGGCGTTGCCGCCCCCTTTGATTTGCAGGGCGGTGGTGCCACCAGCGACGGCGACTCCGAGCAGCGCCTGCGGATTTAGGGGAGAACCCACCGCGCCTTCGATGTCGCCACGCAGCGGCACGTATTCCTTGATGAGGTGACCGTCCACATTGGCGACGCCGCCCTTCCACAGCAGGTTGTCCCGGCCTTGCACAAAACCCGTCTGGAGGTTCTGGCGATAGATTGGATCGAGCTTGAGGCCATAGGTGGCGTTGTCCGTTGCGAGAACGACAGCACCCCAGATGGAATTTTTACCTTCACGACCGATCACCGCCGGCTGGCCGCCGAGGGGTTTCAGAATCGCACCACCCTTGACGATTTCGTCGTAGGTCAGGCCGTCGCCGGCGCTGATGCTGTCCTGGCTGGAAGCCGTGTAGAAGTGGTTGGCCGCGTTGGTTTTGTGCAGCATCGTCATAAGCATGCTGTGGCACTTGTACTTGCCCAGCCAGCGCCCGAGCTTGATCGGGATCTTGCGCTTGAGCTCGCCGAGCAGGCCCATGATCTCGCCGGAACGCTTCGTGAAGCGCGTCGCATGACGCACCCAGTCCACGGTCAGCTCGAAGTCGTTGAAGATTTCCTCTTCGAAGTCGTCTTCGTCCTCGAAAATTTCATCTCCCTGCTTGCCCTCGTCACCGTAGTCGGAGGTGACTTGGAACTTGATGGTGGTGCCAGCGCCGGCGCTGGTTTCGGTTTTGGTGGTGATGATGGCGTCTGCGCCACCTTCCATTTGCATGAGCGGATCTTCTTCCGCTTCTGCGAGGTCAATGCCCGCTGCCCAAAGGACCTTCGGGTCCATCTGAGCAGAAAGTGAGTCGCCCGTGTTCGGGCCGGATTCTGAGTAAGCCATATGATTGTTGTGGGATATGGCACCCCTTCAAAGTGAGGTCCGCTACGCTGCTGCCATGCGTTCCACGAGCTGTTCGAGTTCGTGGAGCGATTGCGGCTGGTAATTCGTCCTGCCCTGAAAGGCTGCCGGGTTGCCACCTTGTTGGGTGGCGAGGAGGGCAGCTCCTACGGGGACGTGTCGTGAAACGGGGGGAGGCGTGGACTTGGTCGAAGATGGAGAAACCGGCGTGGCAGGAGCCACGGACGACGGTTGGATGGCGAGTTCGCCGGCTGCCTGCGTGAAATACAGCAGCACCGAGTTCGGGCTGTGGTAGATTGCTTGCATGGCCGGGTCCTGGCTGTCGCGGTAGCTGGCCTGGATCTCGGCGGCGCGTTGGTGCAGTGCGCTGGCCGGATCAGCGGCATTCGCATGAGCAAACATCCCATGCACCTGCGCTTCCGTGGCCTGCCACTGCTGCATGAACGTCTCTTGCGCGGCGGCCTGCTGCGTCACCGCCTCGGCCTCCTCGCGTTGGGACTCCGCCATCGCCTGGCTAATCTCCCGGTTCAGCCGGTTCACCTCGCGCAGCGCCGCTGCCTGGCCTTTGGCATCAAAACCTTCAGCCGCCTGCTCAAAATTGGCCGTGGCCGCTTCGAGTTGCTGCGTCAGCTCCGCCAGACGCCCGGTGGGTTCAAACACCACAGGCTCAGGCTGCACATCCGCTGCAACATAACCTGACGCAGCCGGAGCCGCGTCAGTAAGGCCAAGCATCTGTTTTGCCAGAGTCTCAGCCTCACCAAAGGTCATCTTCCCGCCACTCTGCCGCGATTCTTTGAAAAACCGGGCCGTGTGGAAGGAAAGCTCGTCATCGGTGGGCACCTTGAGCCGGTTGGGCAGCTTACCTGGAGCCAGAATCCCCTCCTCATGCTCCTCGCCGGGCTTGACCTCGGGCGGAGCAGCCGCAGACCCCAGGTCTTCGGACTCGATCACCTCGCCGTCATCCGGCAGGCTCTCGATGTAGCGCTCATACGCATTTGCATCCATCTTCGTGAAGTCCACGCCCCCTCCCGCTCCAGCCTGCGTCTCCAAAGTCGCTGCCGGTTGATTTGCGTTGGGGTTGGGGGTGGCGTTGTCACCCGTCGGAGGGACGGGCGCGGACGTGGGTGCTCCTGCGACAGGCTGGACCGTGTCGGCGTGGGGCGGGGGGGCTGCATGGGTTAATACCTCAGACATGCCGCTGATGGGAGGCAGCAGACACCCCAACTGTCAACCGGGTTTTGTTGCGACAATCACCGCATGCCCCGCTGCCCACGCTTCGCCGCCAGCTCCCGCTGCCGCTGCTTCTCACGATACACCGGCTCCGCGTTCCGTGTGACCTCCGCCCGGAAAAGCGTCGCACCGTCAATCGTTGCCAGCGCGATGCACAGCGCCAGCACCCAGTCATCATGCTTGCCTGGTGCCGCCTCCTCGCGCCCGGATTCCGTGCGGATGAAGTTCTCCAGTTCGGCCAGAATGAATTCCGCCGGGCAGTCGATGCCGCTGCCTTGCACATCCCACTCGCGAATCGCCGCCGCCAGCCGCTCAATGCACCAGCCACGCATGCCTTCGCCATCGGTGCCGCGTGTGAGGAATCCAAACTTCTTGGTCGGCTTCTGGTCCTCTTTGTCTGTTGCTGCACGCTCACGCTCGTAAAGGTGCGCTCCGCGATCCCGCAGCGCCCGGATGAAGCCCTTGTCGTAGTTCACCTCCGGCACAATCAGGCACCCGCCATAGTAGCGGGCCAGTCGCCACGCCATGTCTGCCAGTACGAGCTGGTCCACGCGGCAGTTCGGTTTGATCGTCGCCACCACCTTGGGCGGCATCCAGCAGCCCCGCTGCGCACTCATGAATCCCTGACGGATCACCAGCACCGTCTGGCAGTCCCGGTCCCCGCCCTCGGTGACTTCCTCACCGGCCGCCAGATCGGCCGCCAGTAGGTAGCGATACCCCACCTTCGGCGGCTCCCAGACGTAGTAGCTCGCCTCACTGTCCTCGCGCACGATGCGTGGGACGTAGTGTTTCCGGTCGCCGCTCGGATTCTCCAGGATGATCCGCCGCAGGGCGTCCCGCTGCTGCTCCGCCGCCTCGCGCAGCTTCCGCAGCCCAATCCGGTTAAATCGACCCGGCAACGTGCTCTTGAAGCCCGCCTCGGGGGTGGTTGGAAACTCCCGGTCCCGGTTGTCGGGATCGCGCTGGCATTCGTTGATCAGAATATCCCGCCAATACTTAATTTGCTCGGCTTGGAGGTTGTAACGCTTGATCATCTGCTGCTCAGCCGATGCTTCTTCCTCCGAAATAGCACCAATCCCAGCCATGATGTCAGCCCGCTCCTGCTCGGAATCACAGGCAATCCATGAGTCGGCGAAAACAAACCAAGGAGCGAAAACCTTGATCCATCCGTTCCCGCGCTTGCCCCGCTTGAAGTCCTCAAAGCTCACCGCACCGGGCACATTCTTGTCTTTGTCGCCTACCCATTTGTTGTAAAATTCACCAAAGCCGCCTTTGACGGTCGTCTCCATGATCACCAGCGTTCCGGGTGCTTTCGGCACACAGTTCTGCACGCCGTTGAGCACCTTGGGTGCATTCGCAACCCCTTGTTCTGCCCAGCGTGCCACTTCCGTCAATAAGGCCACCTGGAACGTGCCGGACCGTCCCGCGTTCGGGTCCTGGGCCGTCTCCCATTGCCAGGCTGAGCCATTACCGAATTCAGCCGACTCAGCATTCACCGTTCCGCCATGCCCCCAGTCAAAGGTGTCACGAGCGTGGTAATGATCGAAAATCCCCCACAAATTAGCAACCTGCTTGTATTTGCCGCCCATCAGCAGGCAGTTCGACCGTTGCCGCCGGCTCCACCAGTAGGCCAGCGCAAGAGTCCCCGTCGAGCATCCCTTCTGCCGAGGCTTGTAAACGAGCAGCCTGCATGGCTGTTTGTTTTCCAGGCACCATTGCGCGATCTGAAATATCCGCTTCTGAAGCCAGTTCGCCTCCAAATTTTTCCCCTCAAAACTCTTGGGGCCATGCTCGACGCCCTCTTTGTCGATGATGTGCCCCTCCGTCTCAAACCACGCCCCCGGTCGGGAGCGCACCACGAGCTGGTCCAGATCCTCATGCGTCTCCTCCCGCATGCCCCGCATCTCCGCCGCATGCACGGACTTCACGGTGGCCGTGCTGGTCAGGTTGTCGTGTGCGTAGTAGGCCATGGGTTCAGCCTCCCGCCGGTGGTTTGGGGCCGCCGCCTGCCATCGCCGCCGCCTGCGCCTCGCAGTCGCGGATCATCTCCAGCATCGCCTGCCGGTATTCCGGGGAGATGAGCAGCTTCTGCCGCAGCTCCTGGATGCCCATCACCGGCCGCGCCTCCTTTTTCTTTTCCCTCTCCCGTGGCCTCCCTTGATGCCACTCGGTCAGCGCCTTGAGCGTCTGGAATTGCGTCGTGAACGCCGGCTTGGAGCCGGTGCAGTTCCCCTCCTTGTCGTAAATCTCCTCCTCCGCCATGAGGAGGCGCTCAAAATGCTGCGTCAGCCTCGCCACCGGAAACACATGCGCCATCGCCTGGTCAAAGTCCGCGCCCTCCGGCACCGTTGTGTAGGCCCTCCGGTTCGAGGGCGGTTTCTCGCCGTCTGCCGTCTTCCCCGTCTCCGAGTCTGGCTCCTTCACACACACACGCACCCGCGCACGCGACTCTTTGGCGGGTTTCACAGGCAAAATACCCGCCACATCCTGCCCGCGCCCCAGCTTCTTCATTACTGCCAGTGCCTCCCCGCGATCCCCCTTCACCGGCGCACAACGGCGGGACGGGAAATGCACCAGCCAAAACGCCCAGGCTGCCAGTTCCGCCTCGGGAGGCGGCACAGCCACCTCCGGCAGGCTGCTTTTTCTCAAATCGTAAAGCCTCACTTCCCCCTTACCGAGAGACGACGGCACCGCCACTGTGCTCATAGGCACAGGCTCGGTGCGGGGTTTGGCTGGGGGCTTCTGGCTCGTTTTCTTCGCCACAATCCCTGCGCATAGGCATCACTCCGCCCTGTTGTCCACCTCTCAGGTCGGCGGGTCTGTTTGATCGTGTTACTCATGGCTTTTCTTCGCCTCCCTCGGTCGGCACAGTTGGAGCGTTCTCGGGAAAAAGATGCTGCGGAGCGTAAGCCCTCAGCCACTTCTCGGCCTCGTCCTGGTGGTTCACCTCGTCGCGCATGATTTCCGCCACCAGTTGCGCGGCATCAGCGAGGGCGGCGGCAGCTTTGCGGGCATGCGCCAACTCCCGGTCATGGTTCCGTTCCCACTTTTTGCGCGCCGCTTCCACTTCGGCGGGGATCATCTCCATGAACTCGATAGACGCATCTTGCGAACACGCAGCACCATTTCCTAGAGCAAGAAGGACGTTGCATAGCGTTCGGCGCAACCGAGAACAAGCCATCTCACCCAACCCATCTTCACAGGGTTCTTCAACGCTTGGTGGCTTCGATTCGGGGTGGATGGAATCGTCGTTCTGGCCCTTCTGTTTTCGGGGCCGCTTTGGACTGCGGAGCGCTGCAAGCGCTGCCGCCTGCTTGTAGGCTGGCAGCGTTTCACCGCGTCCAGCCTCCCAGTTTTGCAGCGTCCGAACGCTGCCGAGGATGCCCGCCGAAATAAGCGGCAAAGCCGCCTGACTCTGGGAGAGTCCGGCGGCGGCCCGTGCAGCTTGGAGTTGATCGGCGAAGGTCATGCAGGCAACGGCTCGTATGGAGTTGGTCGTGTTCATGGTAGTCATTCGCTCGCCGTGGCATGGGTGTCAAAGCCCGCCGGAGGACCGTGGTGACTGGATTGACCGGAGTGACTAG